CCGGTTCGATCGTGTCGATCGAATCTAGCCACTCGTAGAGGTCTGCCGGGGTGTCTTTGTTCAAACGGCGCGCGGCAGCCCACACTTGCAGAGTCACGCCGGTCATTGGCGTGTGCTGTAGGCTCGGCATGCCTTGCCGGTGTTGTTCAAGCTCGGCACGAACTTTGTCGGCGTGAACGACTGCGATTTCTTCGCTTTTTCCGTCGGTGTAAATCACGTTCATTTTCATTGGGGTGCTCCTTCGATTTTGTCGATGATGTCTTCAAATTTTTTGAGATATTCTTTTACCCAGTTCGGCTCGGTGTCTTTTGCCGCGCGCGTGAGATACAGAGATGGCTTGATCTTTCGGGCTTTCCAGCCCCAGTGAATCGGGCCAGCATACGGCACGCGCTTTTTTCCAGCACGCACGATTGCAGCAGTCTGTGTGGCACCCGGGCGAAGACTATCGCGTAGCAGACCTGGTACCGCGCTAGTCATTGATAGCGGTGCCACGGGCACGATTTCACGCGATCGAACGAGCACGTGATTAGCGGCTGCACGGTGGGCGTCTTTGAGGTCATCTCGGACGTCTAGACCTGCCTTTTTTAGGCTTCGACGTAGCTCACGTGCTCCGTCGACGTAGACCGTGGCTTGTGGGCGGCGTGCCATTAGCCAGGCTTCGGAGTAAAGCGCGGCAGCGCTGGAATCGTCCAGGAAATATCACTGATCGGTTGGGTCTTGACATCGCCACCGATCTCGATGGGATCAATGACCACATTGCCCTCGATCTTCGCTGCATGCTGCGTGTTCGGTGTATAGACGAATGCCACGGTCTTGCCTGCGTTAGTCCAGGAATAATCCACGATTCCGGACTTTGTGAGGTCTTGGGCGACCTTGGCTTCAAGCGTGCCGGTGTAGGTGGTTTCACCTGCTTGCGAGCTGCCATCGAGAAAGTGCATAGGATCTTCACGCGATGGGTTGATGGTGATCTTTGCCGATGCGATCTGGGCTGAATGCGCGGTGCCACCAAGTGTTAGTGTTCCGGGGCCAACGGTGTAGGTTTTAGCCATTGTCTTGTTCCTTGTCTGAATCGGATTGAGTGATATCGACGGTTGTGCTCACCACAAACCGCGCGGCAGGTAGCTTGCCCCCGCTCGGCGGTGTGGCCTGTTCATTCGTAGAAATCGTGTCTATCTGAATACCTGCTTGGACTAGCGCGGCAGTCACGTCGGTGACGATCTCATTGAGTGAGTAGAGGTCTGCCAGCCCGCCCAGATCACGCACCACAGCGATGACTTCACATTGCACGGTGAAATCTGTCCATGTGATTGACGCTGCTTCAATATCAGTCACTGTGACGAAACAGCCAGGGGCTGTGACATTGCGGGCATCGATCGTGGCAGGTATTCCGGCTTCGTGTAAAGCGGTGACGATCTCGTTAGCTGCAGAGAGAATCACTTAGAGCACCACCGGTTTTTTCCATTCGCCTAGCTCTAGTAGCTGGGCGACTTCGGGGTCTCGGCGTGAGACGTAGACCGGCCCCATTTCGCTGATAGTCTCCACACCACTCGGTGACATTCTTCTGCGATCAACGCGGGCAATGAGCATGATTGCACCTAGCCGCCATTGGGGCGGCCAGTCAGCTTGTGGCTTACCTTTCCACGATTCGATCATGGACACGATGGGTTCGACGATTACTTCTAGCGTGTCGGTGGCGTGCGAGCCTTGCCACTGGGCTACGTCCTCGGCGGTGATTGCTGCAGCCATGATTATGCAGCTACTGCAGACTCGGTAGTAGCGGTATTGAACTCGACTTGCACGATGCCACGGGCATCGGAAACAAAAGCGGCCCAGTATCCGAATAGAGCATGATCGGAACCACCGCGGGCGACATCTACCGCGTTAACGCGAATTGGTGAGCCGGGCAGTTCACCAAAAGTAATCGCGTCTTTGTGGTAGGCGATAACGCTGTTAGCTGGCACCTTGTCGTCGGCGATGAACTTTTCGGGTTCTACGCCAAGCAACTTGAGATACTCCGGGTTATCCATTGTGGTGATGTCCATGAGCTTGAACAGATCATCAGGATTGACCAAAAACGCGGTCGGTTCCATACGCACTTGCTTTTTGATAATCTGCCGGGCCTTGGCAGCTGCATGCAAGAGATTAGGCTGCTTAGTCTTTTCCTTTTTCTTCTTCGCTTCGGCAACGACAAAATCTGCTGCTTTTTCATCGGATTTCATCGCATAAGAGTTAGTCATCTCTGCCAGGTAGGACTGAATGAATCCTGCATCGGGGAAATCGATGTATTTGCGGTCTAACTTGTGGCCACCGGCGATACGCTTAGCTTCTACTTCGATAGCTTCAGTAGCCGGGCTGTTGGTCGGAATCTCCTGCAGATTTCCGGCGTAGTCGTCGACGGTTGGAAGAGTCTTCCAGCGCCAGCCGCGTAGCTTGATGCCGGTTAGTGGCTGGCTGGAAAGTGTTGGGATGATTTGGCGCTGGAAGCGTGCGCCGCTCCACAACTCGCCAAGCCATTGCACGTTATCGACGGCCGGGTTATTGGCGTTGGTGATTTCGCCTAGTGCTGCAGTGATGTCGCTGTGGTCAGCGGAGGTCATGCCGGTAACGATGGTGTTCGCGGCTTTGGTGAGGTTCATGGTTTTTTCCTCGTGCTTTGATGCGTTGATGTGAGTGGTCACGGTGCTTGCCAGGTTGCGCGGCTTGCCAGCAGCAGCGGTAACACGCGCGTCGTCATAAGCTGGTAGGGCTACAAGAGCCACGGCTGTCAGCCGTGCTGCGGTGACGATGCCGTCGGTAATTTCCGGATCGTCGAGTTCCACGCTAAGGGCATCGCGAATACCCTCGGTGACATCGGCTAGTGCTGCATCGCCGTCGGCGGTGGCACCCACATGGAAACTCATGTGAATGCCGTCGTCTTTGATCTCGGCGGCGGTGGCGCGGCCTACCGGGGTGCCGTTGTCGTTGGAATGATCGCGGTAGAGTTTCACACGGCCTAAATCTTCGGGCAGCTCGATCGCGTCCTTATTGACACTGAACACCCCGCGGTTGGTTTTGCCAGGTTTATTGAATGGCAAGACCAGGCCAGAAAGCTCGCGGGCATTTTCCTCGGTTGTGGTGTCATCGTCGGTGGTGGCCTGCGATGCGGTGAGATCAGCAGGCAAGATGAACTTGCACGGCTGATTGTGAGCTGATGCGGTGATCAGGTTATTCATTGTTGTCCTTTCGGTGTTTTGGGGTCTCTGGTGGCTCGGCGGATAGCCACGGCAGATATTTTTCGATCCACTGGGCAACGGCGGGGGTGGCCAGTAGTCGCGTGGTGCCGGTGGTCACGGCCAGTACTGCAGCGACCCAGGGGATTGCGGTAATGCCATAGGCTTCGGCGATTACGGGCAGCAGCGGCAGCAGGCCAATGACGGCGGCGGCGAGAGTGCGAATACTAGCCCGGCTCGGGTATTGCACTTGGCTACTTTCTTTCATTTCTTTCTTCCAAGATGGTGACGAGGGTGTGCAGTGCCAGATATGCGACGATTCCTGCAGCAGTGAATCCCGATATCAGGCCAGCTATAAGCGCTGTGATGATCTCGGCGATCATGCGCTAGAGCCTGCATAGTCCAGGCGTGCAAGCCATTGATTGAGCACCGTACCTAGTCCGCTTGATGCCAATAGGCACAAAATCAATTCCATAGCCTTTACTCCTTTTCTCTGAATCCATCGACACCTAGCTTTTCGCCAATTGCAGCTAGGGCATCAACGACGGTTCGGTTGCCTAGCTGTGGCCAGCCGGGGAATTGTCCAGGCCCACCGGGGCCTGCCAATTGCTCTCGGGCTTCAAGGGCGGCATGCTTAGTGGTGTTCAAAGCACCGGGCATATCGTTGTTGACCATCAGGTCAAAGGCTTTGTCACTCATTTGTTCTCCTTGTGGTTTTCCGTGCAGCTCCTCGGCGACCATGGCGGTGAATACGTCCATAGGGAAGTTCTTGCCTGGGTCGGTGTGGTCAGATTCTCGGTAGGCGGCAGAGACATCTGCATGTGTGCAGATGCCTTTTGCCCTCCGGCCACGTACCTCGGCGACGCTAAGGTGGCGCGGGGCGTGGCCATACCGGCGGCACCAATCGGCGACCACGCGGGCACCGGCGCGAAGCTGGGCGTCATATTTGAGCCACTCGGCACGCGATGATGCTGCATAAGCCAGGAACGAGAGGTGAAATCCGTTGATATTCGACGTGTAGAGCGCGGCTGCCGGTGAATAGTCATCGTCGTTGGCGCGAAGCGTTTTACCATCGGCAGCAACGAGAATCGTGTATGAGCCGGTGCGTGATTTCTGCTGCCAATCGGCGCGGTTAATGAGTGCTTGTGTACCGGATTCACGCGGGCACTCATAGGTGTGCAGCACGATCTGGGGCACCTTGTGCGGGTCACGCCAGCCGCTGTCGACGTCGGTGAGCCGGGTGATATCGGCCTTAAACTGTGGTGGCATTGTGAGGTTCCTTATTTTCGGTGGCAGGTAGTGGCAGGGCGTCGAATATCTCGGTGACATCGAACTTCAGATGACCATGAGACATGTCAGGCTCATTCACGCGCGATTCAATCGCTGCCATAAGTGGCGATAATCCGAATGCCACTAGCTCGGTCATGCGAGTAGCCGCGTTTTGATATGAAAGGGACGTGCCACCAACGCTGGAATCAATAAACGGCGCGGGAATGTTCATCACGCGCGCGACATCGACGGCGGCGGCGTTACGTCCATCGATCAACAGATTTTCTTTCGCGATGCTGTGTTCGTTGACTTCCACGCCAGGCGAAGAGTAAGACACCCCAGAGTTGCGGCCTTTTCGGGCAGCGACGTAGCCGTCGATAAGTTGTTGGATTTCTTCGCGCGATAGCTGGGCGTTGTTGGTTTGGCGAAGCTCGATCAATGCAGCTGGGTTATCAGCCACGCGCGCGGCAGCGGCTTGGATTTGGCGGGCATCGCGGATAGCTGCAGCACCATGAGTGAGAACGCCGTCATGAATGCCAGTAAAGACACAGACATCTTCTGGACTCACGGCGTTTCCGTTGACTATGACGGTGCCGTCGTCTTTGGTATCCCAGAGGTGGCGGGGGATATGCACCGCAATCATGGGCGTGCCGTGGGCATCTCGGTCAAGCGCCCAGCATGATTTGCCGTAGAACAGCAAGTCGTCCACGGTGTTGAGCATGCGAGACATGCGAGTCGATTTAGTGTAGCTGTTATCGACGAATCTGTTGGCTAGCCAATAGGGGTCATCGTATCCATCGGCGGCGATAAGCTTGCACCGTGCAATCGTGGAGACGATGAGGTTGCGAGCACGCATGACGGCGGGTACTTGCATGGCTACAGATCGCGTGATGGGGCTAGCGGTATCAGGCGGGATTAATTGGCCTAGGTGTGAATCACCAATCGTAAAAGGGCTAGCTACCGTGGTGGTGGCGGTGGCCGTTGCCTTTTTTAGTCGCTCAATTAATCCCATGTGTTTAATTATTTTGATTGTGCTGTCGGTGCCACGAATCTTGCTTTATTGGGTGTTTTGTCGCATGTAGAACCGGGCGCGGGCTGCAGCGGCGGTATCGTCGTGCATGTCTTTGAAATGCTTGGCTAGGTGCATGTAGGCACCGGCTTTAGTGCCGTGGATTATGCGCCACTTGCACTGTGGGCATATGGCTAGGTGAGTGTAGACCCCAGAATCGATCATTGGCGCTCCTAGAATATTTGCGGTTTAGGGTCGGCAGGTTGCCGGTTTTGCAGCCCGTGCAGTGCCAGGGTGGCGGCTTCTAATGCTGCGATTGAGCCACCTTGTGATCGGCGTTGCCATGTCCAGCCGTCGCCTAGTCGGCGTTTTTCTACAATCGCCATTGCTAGATCGAGATGTGACGAACTTCGGATACGTACTGCCGGGGCTGGGTTGCCGTCTGCATCGGTTTTGGTCATGCGGTCGAGTAGCTCGGCAGATGCTGTCGTTAGCTCGCGGGTCTTGATATCCATTGGTGGCAGGCCTCGGCGGGTTAGCTCGGCATGCAGCGTGGACGATGGGCCTACGTTGTCTACTACCGGGGCATCTTTGAGGTCTTTGCAGTATTTCTCGATTTTGGCCGGCGCCCAGCGGGTGCCAGGGCGCACCTCGATGACCTCGATCATGGGTGTATCACCAACCCAGCAGGCGGCAGCGATGGCGGTTTCGGTGCGCTCGATATCGATAGCAGCACCGATTACCGCCGGGGCATTAGCTGGCATGTAGTCAGTGGTCTGGCAGGCTTTCCACGTGGAATTATGGATAAGCATTTCACGCGCGCCGGTTCGGCGGTTTCCGTAGCCGCGCGCGAAGCCTGCCGGGCCTAGCTGCCGTAATCCGGCTTTGAGTGAATCCATGTCTAGCGTGTAGCCAAAAGCCGGGTGCGATGCGGCTACCGCGTCGAGATCAGTGGCATCTTGATCGTTGGCAATGCCGTAGTCAAGCAAGAAAATATCTTCGGCACCGGCTAGCCCTTGATCGATTAGCCCGTGCAGCCACGTTGACGCGGCAGTTCCCACGGTTGACAAGATGATCGTTTGCCGGTGTGGACGGGTGGCTTGCGTCGGCGTGATCGCCTGCATGAGGGCATCTGCCTGTGGTTCATCGAAAGCCCAGGCTTCATCGATTAGGTTGAGATCACTTTGCATTGAGTGCAGAGAATCTTCAGTTGGTGGGTGAGGTCGGAAAGCAGAGTTAAACCGGGCAAATTCCATGGATTCACTGCCGTTGGTTTTGAGCACTTTCACCATTGGGGCAAACGGCGACCGGTTGAAATCGTTGACGACTTCCAGCCATTTTTCGCGTGCTTTTTGCCCGGTCTGGGCGGTGTACCACACGCGCGCGTTGGGCACAGTAAAGGCGCGTTCGATTGCCCATGCTCCGGCAGCAGTAGTCTTGCCGGATTGGCGCGGCACAGTGACGATGATAAACGGCCAGCGTGGCCTGCCGTCGTTATTGACGGCACCGACGACGTGTGCTGCGAGTATTTGCCAGGGCATTGGTGGGTGGCCTAGTGCTTTTTGAATTTTTAAAATTCTGCGGCCACGCGCGTTAGGTTCAGGCCAGTGGCTTAGGTATCTCGGCGTCGGTGTGATCGTCGTCTGCAAGCAGCTTGTTGAGGGCGTCATTAAGGGCGTTGTCATTAGCAGTGTTCCTTGCGGCAGGTGTCAGGCCCAGTTCTGCGAGTACTTCGCGAAATGGTGGGGTGAGATTAGCGACGGCATAGGGCAGGCCATTGGCTTCGGCTTCATCGAGCGCCCAGGCATTAGCGCGGGCTAGTGATACCAGGCCTGCATCTAGGGTGTCGACGGCTCCGGATTGCTGGGCGTGTTCGATAGCTCGGTCGAGCTGTTGTTCATGGCGACCGGCTGGGCGACGTGGGATATCGGCGACATCGAACAGCGCGTTGTTCTGTGATTGCTTTTTCGGCATGGTGATTCTTCCAAAAAATAGAGGGGGGTAGGGGAGGGGACGGG